TTTCATCAGAGTTCAACCACTCTTGTCCTTCTTCTGTTTTTACCCACTTTTTAAAATCGTTGTCACAAAGTTTAACCATGGTCCTTATTTCATCACCTGTTAAAATTCTGTGGCAGGCTTCATGACCTAATCTTGCTTCGCTCAAAGTACCGTCTATAAAATCTTCGTTTAGTGCCATAGATATTCTTATGGCGTTAGCTTCACTGGTTGTGTTGCAAAAGTTCCAAGACTTTGCGCGTTTTTTAGCTTCTTCTTTGTTGTAGTAGTAACACATAAAGTCTTCACCGGGATCAGCAAAATAATTGTCTTCAAAAGCACAGTACTCTTTTCCATCATAATCTGTAGTCTTACAGACTTTCCAGTAATACTCTAAAAATTCTTCTTGAAGTCTATCGAACATCTTTTTACATTCTTTTTTGTCGTAATAACAATCCCCTAAATCAGCTCTTCCATAAGTTACAAAAAAGTTTAATGCTGCAACCACCCAAGAAAATTCGTGGTAATCTTGAAGGTGTAACTTGTAAGGCTGTCTCATTCTGTTACCCATACCTAAATCTCCGACGGCTTCTCGTACTTGTCATCATGTGAACGCAGCAGATACAGCAGGCTAAGACTCTCTAACAGTCTACGTTCATCTAAACTGTTGTCCCAGTAGTGAGTCAGGCAAGTGCTGTAGCATTCCCACTCAGTCGTACAAGGATCAATAATCTTATCTGCTTTCTTAGGACCAATACCATAGATGCCCGGTATGTTATCAACGCGATCACCCATCAGTGCTTGCTTGTACAAGAAGCGCATAGCATCATCAGGTAAACTCAAGTTTACTTTCTTCTTAGTGTAGTCATACATAGGACACGGTACTTGCTTGAAGTCTTTGTCCAACGAACAGATGATTGCTTTGTGATCTAGCTCAGTAGCCTTGATAGCAATAGCATCGTCAGCTTCCATGCCGTTAACAATCTCTGCATTCCATTCATTGACCATGAAATCACGTAGTAATTGTTTGTGTACAGGGACACGGTTATCTTTACGATTACCTTTGTATGGAAGGGTGGTAGCAACCTCGTCCCTGAAGTTGCCTTTGCCAGTAAGATAAACAATGCTGGTGTCATAGTGGTCAGATAGATCCATGACCATCTCAGATAGGTAATTGTCTAGGGTCTTCGTTGCAACGCTTTCACTTTCATCGTCACAAGAAAACCCTATACGATACACCAGCATATCACCATCAATCAGTATCACAGAGCATCCATCTCTTCTACTTCTTGGGTGTACTCGACAACATCAGAGATAACAATACGCTTAAGTGTGGCACTGCGTCCTTGCTTCTTCATGTATTCCCAATCGTAGTATCCGATAAGACACTTAGCCTTAGAGCCATTACCTACAACAACACCTGACTCAGTATCATCTGTCTCATCTCGTGGAGTACGTCCCTTGATAAGCAACTCACTACCATCAGGCTTGAAGGCTCGGTACTTGTTGTTAGATTTACAGGTGATGTAGTTGCCTCGATCATCTCCCTTGTTGTTAATGTTAAGTCCCATATCTTCCAACGCAGTTACCGCAGCATCAGATAGATTAGAAAGATCAACTGTATACTTACCTGCTAACTCATTCTTGTGAGTCAGGTTAGGCCAAAACAAATCACAGTTAACCATTACATTGGGTGCTTGGTCTGACATATAGCATTTCTCCTGCTAGTTAATGTTACACTACTATTATACCACATAAAATAGAATTATACTAGTGGGTATCTGCCCAACTATTACCAACTCTATACTCTCCGTCCAATGGACAGTTCAGTTGCAGGACTTCACCTGCGAATACCATTGCGTTAACACAAGACTTACCAATAAAGTCTGCGTCTTCTGGTTTACATTCTATCTGCCACTCATCGTGTACCTGTGCCACTAGCTTGAAGTCTACGTTGTCCAACAGATCATACAGGATAACGATTGCTTGCTTCATTACTATGGCACCAGCACCCTGTAGCAGTGTGTTCAGTGCAGCGTGTGCTGATCGTACAGTTAGACGTCTACCGTCTAGACCTACAAGAGAACCAGACTCAGCATCTTTAAGCACAGACTTTCTTAGATCAGCCAGTGCTGGTGTGTTATCTAGAAAGTCTCTCTTAAGACTCAGACCACAATCATAACCACGACCTACCACCTCACCTATCTTGGTATTGCCTGCACCGTACAAGAACGCATAGATGAATGTCTTAGCTTGATCTCTGGTTGCTAGTCCTGCTGCTTTCTGGTTGGCTGTGTGGATATCACCTGTAAGGATCTCGTTGGTGTAGTCGGCATCATCCATGTAGTGTGCAAGCATACGTAGCTCAAGCCCACTAGCATCAGCGCCCACAAGAACGTGACCTTCAGGTACTGTAAATAACTCACGACATTGCTTACCATACTCAGCCCTTACACTAGGTATCTGAGCCAAGTTTGGAGAGGAGTGTGCCATCCTGCCTGTGACAGCGCCGATGTGCCTGACCCGTCCATGTATGCGTGAGTCCTCACCCACTGCTTTAATCCACGAGTCCACATGAGAGGCGCGTTTCTGGCAGAGAAGGTAACGGAGAATAATCTTTGCTTCGGGAATGTCTGTCTGCTTCTTGAGGGTTGACTCATCGACCTTTGGTTGTCCTGACGGAGTGAGTTCCTTCCACACAGCGCCCTTGCTAGTAAGCCGCTCTGCAATTTGTTGTCTACTACCGACGTTGAATACCGTAACTTTGTCCTTGAGTCTCTTCTGTGTCTTATCACTGATCCTCTCCTCTACTATGGGTGGGAACACTTGTTGTAAGTCTCTTTCTATTCTGTTCATACGGGTAGTTAACTCTGAGTACAGAGCTACAGCATCCTGCTTCTTGAATTGAAAGCCATTGTCTTCTTGATCTTTACATATGAATGCAGTGTTGTGTTCAAGGTCAACACAATGCTTACTAAACTTAAGCATCTGCATCTGTTCTACTAGCTTGTTGTATAACTTCTCAGTCACATCAACGTCACGCTTACAGTACTCAATCATCTCATCAGACAGTACGTCCCACTCATCATGGTCACCCTTAGCAAACCCAAGGCGTTGACCCCATGCAGCTAGGCTGTGACCACCATCAAGGTCAGGACGAAACAGACGTGACATCACGAGAGTATCGATGACTCTATCTCTGTGTACATGGATGCCCCACAGTTTAAGCATAACAGGAAGATCATAACCAATAAGATTATGTCCACATACTTGCCCACCTTTTTGTAACTCATGCGCTAAACTCCTGCTAGATAAGTGCGTCAAGGCTACTTCGTTGGGCCTCTTTGTCACTGCACAGTGTATCTCTGTCGGATCCAATCCGTTCGCTTCGATATCCAGATACACTATATTCGTAGTAGGACAGATCAAGTCTTTGTTCATCTGTAAGTTCATGACCATTCGTCTGCATCTCCTGTGTCTGGTACTGGGTAGTAATCCAACGGCTCATCTTCGACATCTCGTATCTCCTCTAAGTCATACAGGTCAGCGTAGTCTACGTTACCTACTGTCGTTATGTCATCGTCAGCAAGGAACCTACTACACTCATTACATAAGTCTACAAACTCACCACTACCATCAAACTTCTTGGTCAGTTCATAGTTACTCATGATCTTGTCACAGGCTTTACACCTCACCCCATTACCTCCGTTAACCTGCCAGTGTCCTTGTTATACATCAGTGCAGTAGCTGGGCCTGTCATGCCACTGAACCTGTTCTTCAACACACGCACGTTGGTTGTGTTACGTACCATCACATCCTCTGCCTGTGCATTACGCTCTAATCCTATCACGATATCAGACAACTGAGCAATTGCAGCACTACCACGCAGCTGACCAAGGCTAGTGTATGCACCGTCCTCATGTCCCTTACCTTCAGGTCGCTTGAGGTGTGACACAACAAACATAGACACCACCATCTCCTGACAGAACATACGTAGCTTAGTCATGATCTCATCAATGGCACGTCGCTCATCACCGTTGTCTTGGTCTGATACTAGTATTGATATGTGATCTAGCACAATGTACTTCACACCCAGCACCTTGATCTGGTATCTGAATCGTGCCAGTACATTCTCTATCTTGTTAGAACCAAACGTATCCCACAACACAACACGATCATCAAGGTTAAGGCTGTCGAACACCTGATCTACCTCTGATGGTGAGTAGTCACAGCCCGGTAGATGGATAGGCTTGTTGATCTGTAGTCCTACTAGACCACGCGCTGTTCTGTCTGGTGTCTCTTCAAGGAACGCTAGTCCTACCCTGTCGTTGGTCTGTCCTAGTATTGAGAACACTAGCTCTCGCATGAACGTAGACTTGCCTAGACCAGAGCCAGCACAGATAGTGACTAGCTCAGTAGGTCTAACACCAAACGTCATATCGTCTAATCCCTTGTATGGATAGCGTACCTCTGCCTCCTCCAACGGCTTCTTCAGTGTCTCACGCAGTGAACCCAACATCACCATACCATCAGGTGTATACGTCTTAGCTGCCCACCACCGCTTAACAAACTCATCCTTGTTACTGTTAACTAGGTAGTCACACGCATCCTTATGCTCACCATGATGATAGATCCTAGACTTACCACCAAAGATGTCAGCACACTCTAACGCAGCAGAACGTCCATGATCGTCGTTGTCAAAGCAAAAGATAATATGATCGTACTGGTCGAGAAAGTCGTAAGCGCGGCGACAGTCAGCAGCAGCACCTTGAGCGCCATTGCGAATAGAAACAACAGGGTATTTACCACCAAACATTTGATATGCTGCGAGTGCATCGAACTCTCCCTCCACTACGGTTATGTATTGACCACCAGTAGGGAAGATGTGTTGACCATACAACCCTGCCTTCTTCCAATCACCTGCTATCTTGAACTGCTTGTCAGGGTACCTAGTCTTCACTGCCACTAGCTCACCTTGTGGGTTGTGATACCCGAACAGTACGTTGCCTGCCTTCTGCTGTGCGGAGTATGCCGCCATTGTAGTGGCTGTTAGACCCCTGTCGAGATAGCCCTTGTATGGCTCTGTGAAGGACGCTTTGTCGAACCCTTGTCCTACTACCACCTTCTCCTTTATGTGGCTCACAGTGCCTCCTGTGGACTCTGAGGGGGTAAACTTAGCACAAGAGAAACAGTAACTAGACCCGTCCTCATTCAGAGACAGTGCATCACTAGACCCACAGTCATCACATTGCTGATGTAGTTTAACGAATGCCATTAGTGCAACTCCCCTCTAATAGAAAGATACTTCTTCTTTATCTCTTCTTCTGTCATGAGAGAATACTTTACCTTGTAAGAAGCAGCAATAAAAGACAACGCCTCATACAAAGTAACAGACATCATGTCTCTCTCCACGATCTCGTCTAGCATCTGGTCTATATCTTCATAGCTCATACATAACCCTCTATAGTCGCGTCTAGCGACGCTATGTAGTAAGTAATATGTATTACTAATAGTAGTAGTAATAATTAGTAGTACTTAGTATCTATATAGTTTATTGTACCACACATTTTAATAACTATTACCACTATA